GTACGAAAACATTAGGATATTCTAAATCATAATGCAATTGTGACGCAACAATACTTCCTTCATTATTGTTTTCTATGATAACAGTTGCGTCATTATATGCTTTACCATACTTTGCAATCAAATCGGGAAACAATAATGGTGATATTAAAGAGTTTCTAAATGTCGCAACTTGTTTGAATGGTTTAGAAGATACGTCAAAGATACTAAACGTTGAGAAGTCGATACCTCTCCCTTTCGCAACGTCACAACACATAACATATTGGTGACCTTCTATGGGTTTTTCATACATGTAGAATTCTTCTTTTGACCATTCAGGGTCATATGCTTTTAACCCAAGTAAAGTATTCGAGTTAATGAGAGTGTTACCAGTTCCCAAAAACGAGTTTCCGTACTCTTGTTCAAACTGTGCTTCTGAGGTGTTTGCAATTGTTTGTTCTTTCCATGCTTCGTCTCTGCCTGGCACGTCATACCAGTTAATTGTGAAGTCTTTGTATTCTGATTGTCCATGTACTGCACTCTCGTATATTTTATGAAACATATTACCCACACCGTTTGCAGTGGAAGTAATAATAACCTTTGAATCTTTACCTGATGTAATAACGGGATATGTTGCAGTATAGAATGTCTCTGCATCGTCTACGAATGCAAACTCATCAAGGTACAACATATTTATTGAGAGTCCACGGATACTACTACTGGAAGTTGCAGCTGCAACAACCTTACTATCGTTACCAAACTCTATATTACCTTTGTTTAAAATCTTTACGCCTGGCTGTAAGAAAAATGGAACAGACTCTAACATAGTTACGATACGTGCTATCATTTCTCTCGCAATCGCACCTTTGTTTGCAAGTACAGCTACAGTTACTTCGGGGTGGAACAATAAGAACCACAATAGATATGCACATGAGGTGATTGATTTACCACTCTGTCTACTTGCAAGTACGACACTGAATCTATTACTGTCGTAATGTTGAATTAGTTTATCCTGATATCCACGAAGTTTGAATGGAACCATACCTTCGTCAAGAGAGATAATCTGTGTGTATTGTTCAATAAAATGGCATGGGTCTTTGGAACACTTCATGTATTCCGCTAACTCTTCTTCTGTATATTTGGTTTCTATACCAACACGTTTAATTTGCGTGTTGCCTAGATAACCTTCATTCTTCGCTTGTACCATTATTTTTCTTTAGGAACTTTTGTAGTTCACTGGTTGACCCCACGTATAAATGATTATGTTGGTCTCTGATTTTAGTATCGTCTTGTTCTAGTTTCTTCATTTTACTTTGAAGGTCTATAAGTTTCTCTGCAGTTTCCCCTACAGTCTTAATTAACTGTCCTGCAACCTCGTAGGCACGTGGGTGTTCTGTCTCTTTAGATAGGTCTAGGATACCGTCAATTGCGTCTTGGCCTCGTTCTATGAGGTCGTAGAGGTGTTCTCTCGCATACCTGTAGTCAGTCTCTATGTTCTGCTCTTTATCAGGTCGAATCACAGGAACCGCTTTGGTTTCTTTTTTTAAAGAGGTGTTAATATCGAGCAAGTCGTTTAACTTTTCGTCTACTTTTTTTGTCATAATTATGCATCATCTGTTAAGTTGTCTGTGTAGGTTTTGTTTGTTCCATCGTCATAGAATGAAACTGTTTCCGCTACTACAAACGTATCATTAGTATTTACTGAACCAACAAATTTCAAACTCTTGTTTGCGTCAAGAGTAATATTTGCACTAAGAACCATACTTAGTTTATCAGTTGCAATACTACTTATAGTTGGATTAGTTGTATTTCCAGTTCCAAATACTTCGTCTCCTACACTTATATCAGCGTCTAGTGCTGTTGTAAATGTAACTGTTGAAGAATTTGAAACCGCATTGTTAGTTCTATTTTCAAATGCAGGTTCATAACTTTTAACTTCTTTTACAAGACCTGCGCTAGTTATTTCGGAAGATGTAAATCCTGTATTACCGTCACCAATGTAATCTCTTTCGATAACGTTTTTAATAATCTTACCTTGATAAACAGGGCCAAAAAAGTATAACTGCATTTGAAATTCTAAGTCATATGTAATTGTACGTCTTTCCTCGAAACCACCTTGATAAGTATCTTCAAACGATACTGAATTTAAAATGACAGGAACGTCTCTATTATCAGACATATCGTCTATCATTTTCATGGTGACTGTGTAATCGGGTTGAAAATATGGAAGTATCTGTTCTACTATCTGTAATGCGTCATTCATCTTGTTTGCCATTACAGACAATGTAAAGTTTATATTATATGGTGCAGGTGCATATTGAAACCTACGATTGACTTTATCAGTCTCTTGAGTATTCTTAGTATTTCTAATTAGTTTATTGTTTTGTCTAGACGTATCGTATTCGATACCTGAAATTTCAAATGATATTCTAGGTAATGAGATAGCAGTTCTGTTTCCGTCATTCAGATTTGTTTCGTTTTGAAGTCTCGCAAGAAACTTTGCTTTTGGGCCATAACTTATGGGAACCTTTCTTATATTCAAAACAGTTCCGTCTGTTTTAATATCAGCAACGTCAATGTTATTGAACAAAGTTCCAAATATTGAAACTGCTCGTTTCATTGTTTCGTTATAAAAACGTGTACCAAACATTATGTAACCTCACCAAATGGATTCGTTTCTGAGAAGTCTAGATAGTTATCTGCTTTACCTTCAAAGTCTAAGTTCTGAGCATTTCCGTCCTGAGACATAGATATCACATCTTCTATACTATTGATAACTCTTGAAGTACCCGAACTTGCACCAACAATAGTATCACCAACTTTAAATGTAGTAGTTACGTGTATTACTTCTAATTGGCCAGGTGCTATGTCAGCTCTAAATCCAACAACCTCACCTACAACAGTTCCATTTAATGTTACATTTTCACCAAGAGTATATGGACTTGGTGGTGATGCATCAGCGGTCATTCTCAAGTCAACTCTGTATGCTTGTTCTGCCTCAACAAAGTCTGCGTCTGAACCAGTATCAAAATCTTCACCTGCGTATTCAAATAGTTCTGCCTGTAGTTTAAATACAAATAGTTTACCTACTTGATAGAAAGGCTGTTCGTGTTCTACAAATTTAATTTCAAATAATGAACCTGATAAAGGAAGATAAATTAAATCTCCTTCGTTAGGTCTAAGACTAGTTGCTAAATTTTGGTCTGTGGCGACAAACCTTTCCCAACTTCTTACCGATAAAACAAATGTTGCTTGGTCACGTATCTCTACACCAAATTTAGACATGAGGTCGCCTTCGCCCTCAAATCCTTCGGCGTTTTCAATGTACATTTCTACTGAGTATGCGTCACCAAATTTGGACTGCACGTCTTCGTCAAAAATAGTATCTGTTTCAACTATCTGTCTTGGTAAGTAGAATGTCTCTTGTCCATACATTCTAAGAGATTCAACAACTAAATCTTCATATAGATGTTGTTCACTCTGAACTGCATGGTTAAAGAATACGTTAGTTGGCATTTATTACCCCATCATATCTAATACAGGCATTTCGTAGTTCAATCTAGATTCTTCCTCTAACCTTGTTTTTTCTTCTAGTGCTTCTGTCTTTATGTTATCGGGTTCAAGCACCACTCCGCCTGGCAGTGCGATACCACCAAACTTAGATAAGTTCTGTCCCCATTGATACTTGACCAAAGCAGTTGCATATCTTTTCAACCACATGTCATTGTATATGTCTGTAAAATCATTTGGGTCTATCTTTCTGTAACACTCTATAATGATAAACTCACCTGCGTTGATTTGGTCAGCGTCCATGTCAAGATATAGTCTATTCATGTGAGTATTGTATCTGATAGGTGTTTGACCCACTAAGATTTGGTCTAACATACTGATATGCTGTTGAACCATTTCATAGTATAGAATACTAGTGTTTGTTAAATCGTATATGTCGTTGAGTCTTAATTGATATCTAATATCAAACATATTAAGATTATGTTTATCTGCAAATGGAAATATGTTTATAACTGATAATATAAACTCAGGTAAAACAATATAGTTTTGTTGTTGTTTATATTGTTGGTCTGTTTTTGCGTGAGTACCAGCTGCGTTTTCTGTAAACGTTTCGTCTGTTTTTAATCCAGCGATATCGTTAGCACTCAATTGGTGTTTTAAATATGTTTTGATACTACCGTCATAATGATATTCACGAAAGTATTGTAATGCTTCGTCTACTCTGTCGTCCAGTTGGTCATCATCTATATTGATTTCTATTACTGGAGCTCCAAGAGCACGCTTGATGTACTGTTTAAATGTGTCTTTAGAATTTGGTGCGGCCATAGTAGTATTTTCCTTTAATACTACTATTTATAAGAATTATTCTTGGAAGTAAGTTTTATTCTGTAGTCTATCGATTTTGGTATCGATTCTGTCTAAGGTATCCATTAATCTTTCTAGTTCTTTGGATAGTTGTTCACGTGTTACGTAGTCTTTGGCGACTTCTTCACGTGTTTTATTGATAAGAATATCAATTCTTTTTTGTTCAGATAATAGGTTACGGATTAAGAAACCTAAAGGCATGAGAATAAAGGTTAGAACTATATTCCAAAGTAAGTGTGCGTCAAAGGCTATTAGGTTTTCTTCCATACGGTTATTTATGGAATTAACGTATTGGATTTCCTCTTTCGTCTAAATTAAATGAAAATTCATCAGGATTCCATTCATCAACAGTAAAGTCTTGACCAAAGTAACCAGCACCATTATCAGGAAAGAATCCAGTTGGGCCTACCACGTCATGTAAATCCATATTGAACGATATGCTATATCTTTCTTTGTCAGTCATATTAGGTTCAACCATATGCATTAAACCACTAGAAAATATATGAATATCTCCTGTTCTAGGTTGAACGTCCCAATTAGTTCTAACTCTTTGGTGGTGCGGAAACATAGACAGAACTTTAGAGTCTGTATCAATTGCAGAAAAGTTACCTTCATCTCCGTCTGCTTTTAGATATAAAACACCTGAATACCAACAACCATTATGAGTATGAGGTCTATTCCAAGACATAGTTTCATTTATGTTTGCCCATGAATTGCCTGGCCTCATTTTAAGACCATTAGAATTTTGAATACCATGAAAAGGTAAAACCTCGTCAGAAAAAAACTTACTGATACGATTCATACATTTCTGAAAGACTGGACTACTTTCACAACCGTCATTAGACTGCCAACCCGACCTATGCATTGTAGCAGGGTTAGGTGAATTAGATACAAGTCTACCTTTAGGGTCACGCTTACGCATTGCGTCAACTTCTGCAACTAACATTTCGTTATACTCCAAATCATATCCTTGACTTTCGTCAAGATTTGGGTCTAACATATTTCTTTGAAATACGTAATGTGGAAACAGTAATCTAACTGACATCTTCCCCGTACCTTCCTCGGTCACGATTACCGTCACCATTTAATTCAGTTAAGTCTTGTTGTTTTTCTTTATAGTCTTCTTTCTTCTTCATGAAGTGACTTGCCCAAGCACGACCAACAATTTCATCACTACCGTAAATTCTTTGAATTAACTCTTGTTTCAAAATGTCATTTTCAATTACAGTGTTTGTTATTACACATTCTATAGTATCACCTACTTTAATTGCTTTGTCATAAGTGACTCTCAAATCTGTAATTGGAACAAACCTTTGACAAAAGAATAATCCAAACACACCAAAAGTATAATCTGCAACAGCAGCTCTATAAGGGCCACCCACATACTTGTAAGGTGCTGGTTGGATTGAATGCCACCACCTCGTTTCCCATACTGTTGACAGTGTATTATGGTCTTGTTCACCTTTAAAAGTTTTCCAACCACAATAAGTATCTTCGTGCCAGTTCATAGAATTCCAAATATAAAAAGCAGGTGTACTGGCGTCTGTACCTACATCAAAACCTTCTATTTGAACATTAGTTTGTCCTTCGTATAAACTATCGATATCAACTCCAACATTGTTATCACCTTTAGTTTTATTAGCCTCGAACTCTGTATATCCTTCGTATTTCACTTTTTCATTTCTCCTGTTTTTGGGTCAAAGGGGCATTCATTAGGTGGAGCGTCCTTAAAGTTTTTTGCTTTAGTCGTCCACATGTATTTTCTGTAAAATCCGCCAGGCACCTGTCCGTCTGGCGAACTTGCATCACCCTCAACTTCACACAATTCAGATATTGAAGGTTTGCCGTATTCACTTGTTAAATGACTTACTTCATTTATATATGCACTCCCGTCCATGTTAATATAAGACGCAGTCCACTGTTCTCTCCTATAAGGAACTATCTGTACTATGGGTGTTCCTTTAGGTATAACAAAAGACTTGTCACTTAATGGATACATAATAATCTGCGTATTATCTGTTAAGGTATTAAACATATCAGTATCCATTGTTCCTTGCCATGTTCTAAAATATTTATTCTGATGTAAAAAGGGGTCAAGATATAAACAAGAATAGCCAGGCGGTGTTACTACAGACCAAGGTACTCTAAATTTGAATGCGTCATGAGGATTTTCATCAGAACCATCTCCTTTTAAGAATGAGAAATTATCATTCATTAGTTGGTGTTTTGAATGTGTAGGTGAAGCATATGAAGCTTCAAAATTTTCACCGTCAGGCGGAACGGTAGCATGCCAATCACCACCACTTACAAGAGTTTGATTGAATTCACAATGTATATCTCTATTTGTTGCGATATAATATCCTGTTGATAACCAATCATGCATTGCAGGACAAGCTCTTAATGATATCCCAACCACCCCTTTATCAATCATATGCACTTTAGATTTTTTCCACCAATCGGGTTGCATTTTACTTGCAGGTACAGGACGCATTAATTCAAATGCGGTATCATTATATGTTTTAAACTCAATTGTCGGCATATCTCATATATCTCTGATATCTTAGTTGTCTTGGTGCAACTTCTTTTCTTTGTTCTTCTTGAGGTACTAATCTTATTTCTGAACCACGCAATACACATGAACGTCTATCTACATATCTTGCAGAAGGTTTTGGTGCTTCTGCACCATGAGGTATCCTTCCGTCAAACATAAGTAATCTGTTTGGTTTAAATTCTATTCTTCCTATTTCGTGTTTGTTCATTTCTTCTGCAACACCGCTACCAATATTTTCATCATACACTCTTAAGTCACCGCCCCATTTAGGATTCCAAAATGTATTTAAGTAATACAAAAAAGATATGTTCCACTCACATTCAGGCGCACAATCATTATGACATGTACCGTCTAGTCCTTGAGTTTGTGAATTCAAACCCATGTAATCAAACTCAACCCAACGAAAACCAAAGTCATTCATTACTCTAGTATTAAAATATGAAGCAAAGTAAGTATCTGAACGATTTATCTGATTTCCTTGACACCAATCTACGTGTTCATGATTAGGAACATCTCTAAAAAATGTTCCACCCCAAAAGGAATGATGTGGTAATCCTGTTTTACTATCGGACGCAACTTGATTAGTTTTAGACCAAAGGTTACTTGCGACTAATGACTTATCCCAATGGTGGTGTAATTCGTCCGCCAAATAATTATCGATAACATGAAAGGTATCCCCTAACGGATAATTATCTTTCGTTAGTCTGAAAGGTTTGTCGTGGTAGACAACGTTCACTTTAACAAATATTATTTGGTGATACTGTTTCAGGCAACACTACTACGTATTCGTCAAAAGGTTTCAAATGGTCTTCTCTTGTTGCCATTATTTCTTCTTGCGTTTGAAAACATATTGACCAAGTTGCATCTGCATATTCTAAAACTCTACGTGCTTCTGACCTATACGTATGATTAGAACCTTCTCGTCCAGCATATACACATTCGTTAAGATTTCTAAAATTATATCTTATTGCACAGTCTTCTATTTTGTCGTGAGTTAAATTTTCTAAGTCTGCCATAAACTGATTGTTTAAGGACATACCATTTGGTGGTTCTGACTGTTCAATAAACTGTTCGATAGCGTCTCTTTCTTCGTCTACAAGTGCATGTTTATCCTGTTCATCGAAAGGAATGTCATCGTTGTAACCGACAATTTTAAATTCGCTGTCTCCGTCATAAACAATAACGTCAAAATCAAAACCTAAATTTGGTTTTTCGACATTGTCAAATTGGTATCTCAAACCGTTTGGTTTGGTGATGTGAAGATTGTTATCTTCTGTAAAAACAAGTTGATTCATAATATATTACCTCTATTCTTATTTATTGAGTATATTTTTATACTTTTCGTATAACTTTAATTGCGATATGTCACTACAGTCCATATCTTTTATCCATGGGCCACCTCTTGTATAATGCACCGCATGATATCTTTTATCTTCGTCTGACATGCCTTCTGTAAAGACATATTTGTCAGGGATTCTATCAATACTATCAGTCCATTCAAACTGGTGTAAGTATTGACCACTCGCAGTATTTACAACTTCGGGTGTTAATTTTTTACAGTCTTCATGAGCATTATTAAATATCATGAAACTAGACCACAACTTTTTAGGATACATAACATTCTCTTCACCACCCATTTTAGTCTTAGACATTTTTTCTAGTTCATATTCATATTGAACACATGCTACTGCATTGTCGGGGTGTAGAAAATAAAACATTTCATACCAAGGTTGTTTCCATACAAAATCATTATCTATGAATATACTAAACCCTTCATAATTTTCTAAGTATGGAATTAAGAATCTGCTATAAGTAAATTCTGTCGATTGATTTGCGTACTCTCTAGTATATTCGGGAATCTTTGATACGTCAAGTAGTTTTATTTCAGGTTCAAATCTACACTGTGAGTCATTAACTGCTCTTTGACATGCTTGATTAATAGAATTTATTTGTACGTCTGTTATATCTTCATGTCTTGAATCATACCCAAGATATATGTTTAAAGGTTTTCCATTGAATTTTTCTGATACCTTTTTAGAAAAATCCTTTACTTTTTCTCTCCATTGTCTATCGGGTTCTGACCTTCCATTATTCCATTCACCCGAAGTTTGCACTTCAATACTAGTATAATTGTAAGATACATGTAATTGTGTCGGTCTCATGCCGTCAAACTGTGGTGTAGTAAAACTTCTTAACCACTCATCAGTAGTTAAAGGTTCTATCCAATCAAAGGCGTTATATGCGTCCCAAACAATACAGGTCATACTTTCATCGTCTGTCGCACCGAATACACCTTGTCGTACTGAGCCAGGGTGTATATGTGGGTTGTATTCAATTCTATCGTTTCTTCCGCTTTTTTGTAATACAATAGTTATCGGTTGATTTAAACCATTCTTCTGAATATCATGTAATAACCAATGTCCTTTACACCCATGATAAAATCCCGAACCAGTTATATCATTTCCATCTTCATTTCCACCAGTAATATCTCCCGTTGCGGTAGTTATTTTTTTCATACTAGCACCGTAAGTATGGAAATTAGGAATATACTTTAAATAATTAGACGCTTGATAGTCTAATCCAAATGATTCCAAAGGCATGAATCCGCACTTTTTAATATCACCCCAAGTTACTAATTTCACATTAGGAACATAAACATTATCTACAAAGTATTGTACAACTTTATATGTGTCACATTCAGTATCAATAGAACCGTCTTCGTTAACAGGAATATTGCCAATATGGTGACCGCTCTTATAAAAGAGTTGTCTACGAACACTTTCTTGCGTCCAGTCTAGGCGAAATGGAATAAAATCAATTAAATGGTCAATTTCTGTCATAATAAAAATCTCACTTATGTGAGTATATTTAGTGTGTTACGAAATAGGTGTTGCAGGCCATTGTTGTTGTAACACACCGTCCCAACGTTGAACAGGGTTTTGATAGTTCTGCTGGTATGGGTACGGGTTCTGATAGTTCTGTTGGAACGGATACGGGTTCTGATAGTTCTGTTGGAACGGATACGGATTTTGATAATTCTGTTGGAACGGGTATGGGTTCTGATAGTTCTGTTGGAAATTATATGATGTCTGTGCGTTAGCAGGATACGGATATCTTCCTTGTGCTTGATACGTGCTAGGTTGTCTTGCCTGATACGTAAACGGTGTTCTATAAGACGCCTGATAAGTAGACGGAATTCTATAAGACGCTTGATATGTAAATGGATATCTTGCCTGATATGTAAACGGAGTTCTATAAGGCGTCTGATAAGTAAATGGTGACTGTGAGTTCGCAGGATATCTTCCACGTGCATTGTTTTGATATGTGCCTGGCTGTCTTGCATTAGCAGGGTATCTTCCTCTTGCGTTATTCTGATAAGTTCCTGGCTGCCTTGCGTTGGCAGGATATCTTCCACGTGCATTTGTATTCGTGTTAGCAGGATACGTTGTATTAGCAGGATACCTACCCCTTGCACTTGTAGTAAAAGGATTCTGACCGTTATAAACTATCCCGTCTTTCATGAATGAGAAAGTGAAAGGTTGTCTCGCAGGTGTAATAAATGGATATCTTGCCTGATACGTTGTAGGTGCCTGATATGTTGTAGGTGCAATAAACGGATATCTTGCCTGATACGTAAATGGTGACTGTGAGTTAGCAGGGTATGTAAATGGATATCTTGCCTGATACGTAAATGGACTTTGTGAGTTAGCAGGATAAGTAAATGGATATCTTGCCTGATAAGTTCCTGGCTGTCTCGCATTAGCAGGATATGTGCCTGGCGATTGTCCGTTAGCAGGATATCTTCCTCTAGCATTTGCAGGATATGTGCCAGGCGTCTGAGCGTTAGCAGGATATGTGCCTGGCTGTTGTCCATTAGCAGGATAAGGTGCCTGTGCATTGGCAGGATATGGATATCTTCCTTGCGCCTGATAAGTGCTTGGCGACTGTCCTGATGCAGGTCTTTGTGCTTGAAGTCTACCAGTCGCAGGTCTTCTTGCAGGTGTTGTTCCTATTGCAGGTCTTTGTGCCTGTAATTGACCAGTTGCAGGTCTTTGTGCTTGAAGTCTACCAGTTGCAGGTCTTCGAGCAGGTTGTTGTGTATCTTCTTGACCACTAGCATTATTCCACCCGTCAGGCGTTTTAATATAGACTTGCTCTACTGCACGCCAACCGTCAGGCGTTTTAACCCACGCACCTTGAGTTGCGTTCCAGCCTGTAGGTGTTTTAACCTTCTGTGAGCCTGATGCCATATTATATTATCCTGTTACCCTTATTAAGAGTATAAAATCCATAAGTCGCCGACTTGTCCGTCTCCACCACTTGGAGCAGAAGTTGATTGGTAAATGTTCCTTGCAACTTGTCCACTATTACTTGCGTAGTCGGTGTGTATCTGATTAAAGGTCACGTTACTGTTTGTAGCAACTGCTTGTCCGATTGCAACTTCGGTTCCTGATACAGAAACACCTGTTCCTGCAGTCAAGGTTGTTACGTTTCCAGTTCCGTCAAAAGATACTCCGTTGATTGTTCTTGCATTTTGTAATGCAGTTGCTGTAGCGGCATTACCTGTTGTTGAACCTGAAGTTCCACTAACATTACCTGTGACATTACCAGTTAAGTTACCAGTAACGTTACCAGTTAATGCACCTGTAAATGTAGTAGCAGTTACTCCTGCATTAAAAGTAGCTGCACCTGCTTCAGACATATCAAGTGTAAGAGCAGTTATTTCTGAACCGCCATCGTTGCCTTTAAATATTAAATCGCCATCTGAATTTTCTGATTTAATTGTATTACCATCAACAAAAATATTGTCCACATATAAATGGGTAAACGGATAACTTGAATTACCAAGGGGGAATGCAACATTTGGTGATAAACCAACATTTGCAGAAGCTAATAACCATGAAGCTCCACCAGATTTAAATATCAACATATCATCAATAGGTGAACCAGCAATTGATGTATCACCATCTACATCAAAAATAATTGCATTACCATTTGTATCAAGAGGTTTTCCTAATAATATTGTTTCTGCTGAGTCTGTAGTATTAAAAGTTAAATAGTCATTACTACCTTCTGAAATGGTAAGAGCAGTTGCTGAGTTATCGGCTATAGATATCTTTGAACCGTCAATACTAATATCGTCTACTGTTAATGCTGTAAGAGTTCCAAGACTTGTAATGTTTGTTTGAGCTGCACCTGTTACTGTAGCTGCAGTTCCACTAACGTTACCAGTTACGTTACCAGTCAAGTCACCAGTTACGTTACCAGTTACGTTACCTTCTAAGTTTGCTACAAGTGTTCCTGTAGTAACTGTTAAGTCACCTGTACTTGCACCTGTAAATGAACCTGTACCTACTAAGAATTTGTCTGCACTTTCATCCCAACCTATAAATGCGTTGTCTGAGTCTCCTCTTTCAAGAACAATACCCATATCATTTGCAGGTGTTCCTGTTGTACCATTTCCTAACTCAATCAATCTATCTGTAATTGTTGAGTTTGTAGTGTCTAAAGTTGTGGTTGTTCCGTTTACATCTAAGTTACCTGTAACTGTCAAATTACCTGTTGCAGCTACGTCTGCGAAAGTTACATTTGAACTTGTTGCAACTGCTTGTCCAATTGCAATTTCACCACTTGATACAGTAACACCTGTTCCACCTGAGATATGTGCTCTTACTTCTGACGCACTTGGGCCTGTATATGTGATAACACCTGTAGAGTTATTGTATGCAAGTGAACCGTCTCCACCTGAATCTGTTACGGAAACCTTTCCTCTGATTGTTGCGTCTGTAATTGCAAGGTCTACCGCACCGTCACCAGCATCGTCATATGTTGCAGTGATATTTGTGTGTGAACCGTTTGTAGCAAGTTGTGCACCAACAATGTCTTCTATTTCTTCTTCTGTTTTACCCGAAGACGCAATTGTTAAAGTATTAGCTGCATCGTCATATGTCAATGACATGTTTGTACCAGCAGTCAATAGTGCGTTTACTCTATCGTCTACTCTTTCGTTGGTAAGGAATAAATTTGTTGAACCTTCTGTGATATTATCAGAAGTACCAGCAAGACCACCTAGTGTAGTAGAGAAGTCTAAAGTACCGTCACCGTCTTCATATGTAACTGTGATACCACTTTCAGTATTTCCTGATACCATTGCACCAACGATATCTTGAATTCTTTCTGCGTTTACCGTGACATCACCAGCTGATACAGTAAAGTCTGTTCCGTCAAATGTTGCGACACCAGCGTTTGTTTCTGTTGCAAGTTCCGCTGAATATGTGACTGTGCCTGAACTTTCTGCAACATCTATACCTTCACCACCAGCAAAGGTTATTGTTCCACCTAATGCTGTCGCAGTTGTATTACTGCCGTCTGAAACTGTAATTGATGAATTTGATAGTTTATCGTTTGCAATAGAACCTGCCAACATGGCATTAGTAACACCACTTGCTTTAATTCTTAATGCGTCTGAATCTGTTTCGATTGAACTATCGTCTACTCCGACTGATAGAACACCACTTGAATGTGCAAGACCGTCACCAGCTACTGAACTATCCAGTGCGAGTGTTATCGCACCACTTGTTCCACCACCTGAAAGACCGTCACCAGCAGTTACGCCCGTGATATCCCCGACTTGTCCGTTGATTGTTAATGTGCCTGCACTATCATCATATGAGGTAGAAATACCTGTTCCTGCAACGATTAATGCGTTGACTCTGTCGTCAACCTTTTCGTTAAAATCACTTCCTAGTGCGGCTGTTTGTATAAGACCTGAGCTGTTGATTACCTCGGTTGTACCGATACTCAGTCCGTTTTTTACATGAAAATTCTTTGCAGCCACGCTGTTCGCCTCCGTTTACTGTTCACTATCCCAGTTCACAGCATTATTAAAAATGTCTACTGTTATTTATAACTAAACGGAGTTTAGGATTAAGATTCTACTAGTTGTCTATCAAATTTAAAGACAGTTGAACTTGAAGAGGCAGGAGTTATGAGTAATCTTGCATTTGCACCGCTGATATCAGCACTGAATGTTGCTAAATCACTACCTGATTTGAGAATACCATACTCAAGGATATCTGCACTAGAACCGTTATGAGATATAACAAGTTCTGTAGAATGATAATCTGAACCTTGAGTTACGGATACAATGTATCTTGCAGTTGAGAATGTTGCATGTGCAAACGTATCCAGTGCGAC